GCTCACGCCGATGTCAGAAAGGCGGTTTATCGCCACGTCGCTCTTGCTTTCGCCCGCAGTGGTCGTATAGTCCGCCTTAAGCGCATAGCCGTCCTTCATGTCCTCAGTCACGTTGCCCGTGCGCTTGCGAAGCGTGAAGGTAATGTCGTTCGGTGTCGCCGTCTGCGAGTTCGGCTTGCGGATGATATATTCTGACGACGGTATAAGCTCGTAAGTCACCGTCACAGGGTCGATGATATTGTCGGGGTCGTCATCGGTGAAGAACTTGAAGTTTTTGGCATTCTTGAGCACAAGGAGAGGGGAATCTAATGAGGTCAGCGTTTTCCATTGGTACGGATTCACCGTGTCCCCCGTCTTGTAAGGCGCACCCATCGCATGATACATCGCAATAGCGGGCGCGTTTCCGTTGTCACTGCCGTCCTCCGTAGATGTCGTCAGCTTGATGAGGTTGCCGAAGCGGTTCCACTGTATCTGGTCTCCTGCCTGTACTATCACGTCGTAGGGCTGCGGCACGTCAGGCTCTCCTCCGTCCGCGGCTGGCTCGTAGCCGAAGAACATGCGGTTTGCTATGGTGTTGTTGCCGTCGTCAGTAGTCTTGCCCTCCTGCTCCTCGAACACCGCCGCCAAGCTCTGCTTTTCGCCCGTTGTGGTCACCTGTATCATCACGTCGCCGAACACTAACGCCTTGCCGTCAGCGCCTATCACCTTTTGCGAGGTCACCGGCACGCAAGCCTCGCTGCCCATGAACGTCCTCTTGTTTGACAGTATCACGTAGTCATACAGCTTGCCATCCTCTAACGTCTCCTGTCCCGTGCCCACCACAAGGCGCCAGTAGTAGCGGTTCTGAAGGTTCTCCGTCTCACCAGCCTTCACATTAAAGGTCTGGCACAGTGCCATCATGCCCACATGCCACCAGTTCGCCGTCCGTGTTGTGCCGTCATCAGCAGCAGCATAGCATTTGTAGCCGACAGTCACTCCGGCATCATCCAGTACGTGAGCCACCTTCATTATCGTGCTGCCAGCGTTTGAGAAGAGCGTAGTACCGCCCGAATAGCTCACCTTTCTCACTTCCGCACTCGCAGCAAAGAATTTCGTCCTTGTCGTCAGGTAGTCAATGTAGAGGTGGCTCTTGCCGTCCTTGCCCATATAGAGGTCAAAACCCTGCGCACCGACAATCACACGGTCTTGCTCGGTGCTCTCAGGGTCACGCACCTCGTCCACAACAACCGTACTCAGCGTAGCAGCCCCTTCGCCCGTCACGCCATATCCGTCCCCAGTCCTTCCAACGGTAAGACCGCGAAGGAAGCGGATAACACCATTAGCTTCATCGTCTTTATCTTTACGCAAATAATGCTTGAGCTCTGGGGCATCCGGACTGACATCCTGCGCCATCTCTGCCAGTCTTGCCAGTTCTGCGGTTTTTGCCGTATCTGCGGTTTTTGCATGATCAGCCTCAGCGGCTCTGCCAGTTGGAGCTGCCGCTGAAACGGAAGCAAACGAGGAGCCTCCAGACGATATCTTGGCGCCTTTGGGCTTTGAGAATATTTTGATATCTATCATATCTCGCGTAATGCTAAATTTACCGTGTCGTATTTCAGATTGTATCCAAAACCGGTAATCCAGAACTCTTTATTCATAGCCGGATGCCTGTAATGGTCGAACAAGGAAACGTCACACTCTTCGTCTTTGATGTTTTGTTTTAAAGTCACTCTCGGAAAATGGCAGTCGTCGTAATGTGCGTTTATATACAACTGCTCGGGCTTCGCCTCTTCTCCTGTATTGTAATCACGGATCTTTAACAATCCATTGCCGGAGGAAGCAAGAAGAGGAGTAGAAAGGTATATGCCGCTTGACACTCTCAACAGCTGTCTTTCTTCAGAAGTCAGGTCGCTTGTCAATTTGAATTCGAGATCGTCCTTGACGTTGCTAAACCCTTCGGCAGTGTCACTCATGTAGATAATATCGTTATCGTCATTGTTGCTTTCATAACCTCCGCTGTCACTATAAAGCTTTACTTCGAATTCCTTGAGTATAATGTTATCTGTGTGAGCAAGAAGAGAAACGTCTTTCTCCTTCCATTTCTCACGTTTGAACCATGTTTTGTGACGGCGGGTAACATCGTTCCACACTTCGTTCACCGGACCTAATATTTCAAACTTTACAGCACCGCTCAGTTTGTCAGAACTCTTGATGGGTATAGCCGTACCTTCGGCGTCTATGTTCATCCGATAACTGATGTTGTTCTGTATATCGTATTCCTGTCCTATGATGTAGTCGCCGATTTTGGGGTTGAATCCGATGGTGAAAGACTGGGAGTAATACTCGTCATCATTCGCGCATTCTTCACGCTTTTTATACGGTCTCCATGCGTAGTCTGTTATTTTCCCTTCTCCGGTTCCCGGTACGTCCTCAGGAAAGAATGTTTCTCCGATTTGCTTTTCAACGACACACTTGTCGCCGATGACAAGCATACAGGCAAGAATGGCCACTTTGGAGATTTTGTCCGACGAGTCCTTGATGGTACAATAGTTGAACTTATAGTTCTGAGGTCCTTCGTTGGTAAAAGGCACCAGACCGGAAGCGTAGCTTTCGTTCCACTGAGGTTCATCATTCGGTCTTTCTGTCTTCCAGTACTTGCGGGTGTAGTATCTGCCATCCTTGTTAGTACGTGAAGGTACGGTCTTATGCCACCATGCGGAGGATTCATTATTCCATTCTTCTTTATCATGCAGCAGTTTATATTCGCCCGTAACCTTCATGACAGGAGCCAGGACGATGTTTCCGGAGATAACGATGTAATTCGTTACGGACTCATCCGCTGACGAAAAGACCCCGCCCGCCTTATTGCCAGTGTAGACCGCGCATGGAATCCATGACTTTATAACGTCTTCATTCGGATAGGTTATGTCTTTGTTGTCATTGAGGTTACCATGTATTGATATAACCATACAGCTGCTCATATCCACCTTCGAAGTAGGAGAGTTGTCATTCGTCTTTGCCTTTGTCACTATCTTTCCCATCTTGATGATTGCAGAGCCAGGGTACATGCCGAGATGGTCGGGTAGGGCATTCTGTCTCTTGTTTTCTCCGGAATATGGAGAAAACACACCGCCGTCTGTAGTGGAGACCACCTGAGGTCGGAACGTCCACTGAGGATGCTTCATCACCCACACGTACCAGTCTGTTATGCTTGCCGCATCGTAGTCCGTTGTCCCTTCGTGTATCATTTCGTAGAAGGCGGCGAACGCCTTCATTCCTTCACCGTCGGATGAATATTCCGTAAGATACAGCTGCTTCCCGGAGAAAGGCGAAGACAGACTGCTTTCATCGAGAGGGGATTCTATGATGGAATCCATTGTTTTGGTATCGCATTTAAGAACCAGCTTATTGAAGGATTCGTCAATTTCAATCTCGGTCTTATCGTCATCAACGATGTCCAAAGTAATGTCTGTAACGTTACGCGTCGTTGATTCCTTCGTCTCTCTCGGACTCCGGATGTCCCTCCATTCTATTCCGTCATTTCCCTTCGCAGTCTCCCACGCGTAAATCCGGAACGTAGTGCCTTCTTGCGTGATATGCAGGTCAAGATATCTCATTATCTCTTCCACAACAGAGTCTTCCGTCCAGATGTCGTCTTCACTGTCACCGAGAAAGAGGAGTTCTGACACTGTTATTTCCGAGAAGATACCCCATCGGTTGCCTTTATCGTTGTATTTGCTGCCGTCGTAGAGTAAGGAATGTCCGCCCCCGCTGATATCAAGCGTAGCTGCTATCCTGCCTATAGTGTTATTTAAAATGTCAAGCATAGACCGCATTCCAGATTTTCCTACTGCCGTTTCGTACGTATTGCCGTTTTGTCCGATACCGAGATAATTGGAATACTGCAGAGCGGATATAGCGTCAATGCAGTGGAGGTTCACGTCGTCCCATACTTCGCAAAATCCTTGCGAAAATGCCAAAGGCTCGATGAATCCCGCGAACACCATCTTCCCGTTACGTCTTATATTGACGATAGCGTCACGGCAAGTTGTGTTGTAGAAGTCGCTGATGAAAGATGAACATGATATATGTATAGTCGCACTATGACGTAACAGATGATCGAAGGTGTCGTTCATCTCGTTGTTTATCTCCACCGGGTCGTCCTGCCAGAGAATACCGTCTTCTTCCACGCCAATCTCCCTGACGATGGAACGGTCTCCTCTGGTGAGTATTTCCACCTTTATAATATTGCCTGACGTACTGGCAAATTCTCCGTGTATATACATATTGTAATGTTTAGCGTGATTATACAAGTCTGGACCTTCGTCCGGATTTAGAGGCTATCTTGCGGACATTTTCGGCTGTATGTACTATATCAGTGCCGCGCGTCCTGCCTTCCAGCGTTACTTTAATATCAAGAATGTTGGGCGCAAGTTCTGCCATACGGGGAATGTCCACCCTCTGCTGTGTAGGTACCGTAAACGTAGGCGGTACAAAATGCGGGGTGTTGACAATCTGGAACAGGCGGGCCTGCTGCCACTTGTTGAGGATCATCTCGCCGGAATTGACTCGTGCGAACTTCCTGTCACCGGAAGTTGAAGAACCGCCGATGACACCACCGGTAGCGAAACCGGAAACGGCAGCAAGCGCCGCTACAACAGCTGCCACACCTGCAGCAATGGCAATAAGATTTGCCGGGAATGGCAGTTTCGCGCCGCTGGCAGTGGCGTTGGCTATAGCTTCTCCGCTATTTGCAGCAGTATTGGCGGTCGATGCCGCGGCCTCTCCAGCCGTTGCCGCAGCATCCGTTGTCGATGCAGCGGTATGTGCCGTTGTTGCAGCAGTAAGCATCTGATACAGCTTCACAATTCCCTGTACGCCTTCCGCCGTTGAGATAAATCCGTTTATCAGACCGGTTATTTTCTGCCATGCGTTTCCGTCACCCTCCAAGGCATCACTTATGCCCTGAATGCCGTTGCCTACGCCCTGGATGCCTCCCCAACCGCTTTTGATGTCGCCAAACACCTTGTCAAAATCCTTGCTGTCAAGTTCAATCTTTATAGGCTTCAATCCGATTTCTGCGAGTTGTCGGTTTATCTCCTCAATCTCTTTCAGTGCCTCGTCCTTGCCTATGATTCCTATCTCGTAGTCGGTTTGTATGCGGCTTGCCTTATTCTGGGCGTTGCTGTAGCTCTGTCTCTTGTCGGCATCGCTACCCTGCACGATGTATGTTGGTTCCGTCTCTGCCTTGATAGATACCTTACCCTTTGTAGCTTCGTCTATCTGCTGTTGGATTTCGTCTATCTTGGCATTGGCTTTCACCCTTGCATCTATTGTGGTGGCTTCCTCAAACTCCTGCTGCGCGTCGTGCAACTGCTCTTGCAGTTCCTTGATGTAGGTTTTGAAATGTACCTCTATCGGCTTAACGCCCAACTTTTCAAGCTGCTTGTTAATGTCGGCTATCTGCCTTTCGGCATCTTCCTTACCGATAAGTCCTATTTCAAAATTCTGCCTTATCCGGTTAATGCGCTGCCCGGCGTTGTTATGGCTCTGCCGCTTGTCGGCATCGCTACCCTGCACGATGTAGGTTGGTTCTGCCTCAGCTTCAATAGACACCTTGCCCTTTGTGGCTTCGTCTATCTGCGCCTGTATGTCCTGTATCTTGGCATCTGCCTTAACCCTTGCCTCAACGGTTATGGCGTTGCCCTTTTTCTTTTGCGCCGCCGACAACTGCGCCTGTAGTTCTTCTAAGTGTGTCTTAGGCTCGGCGGTGGTGTCGTGCTTGCCTGGTGTCGTCTTCGGGGTGGTCTTGGTTGGAGTGGGGACGGTTGGCTTGTCTGCTGTTATGAAACTATTGGCGGATTTCAACCGTTCGGCCAATTGCTTTTGCGTGGTGGCTATTTCACGATCCACGTTATTGAGTTCCTTGTCCACGTTATTAATCTGTGTGTTTCCGGAAACATTCGTACCGTTGTATCGCTCCGCTCCGATCTTGGTAAACCGCCACTGTCCATCTCTGCCCACCTTGCCGTAACGATCGCTACGCCAACTTTCTGGCACGATGTCACCCTCTTTGGCGTGTCTGCCTCCCTGCTTGGCGTCGTCGGCAATACTCTTCGTCACCTTTTGTTTCTTGTCAAGCAAAGCGATTTGTTTCTGGTACAAAGCCGTGAGTTTTGCAGCGTATGCCGCCGCCATCGCCCTTTGCTTGAAAGCCTCCACAACGGCATCTGTCTTGCGGTTAAATATGTTCTCGGCTTCCGATACATCGTTAATCTTCAGACGCAACTCGTTGAAAGCACTTTGGTTTTCCTTTATCCACTCTACTTTCTTCTGCTCACTTGATAGCGATTTCCATGCAGCTTTCAGTTTGTCGTACTTGCCCATAAGGTCGGAAAAGGTGGACTGCAAAGCATTGTTGTATGCGTCCTTTACCTCATCGGCGGCATCGCCCATGCCTTTCATACTCTCGGCTGTGTCCTCGGCTGATGTCTTCGCCTCGTCTGACTTAGACATAAAAGCCGACATGAGTTCCGTAAGCGCAACGATGGCTATGCCCACACCCGTAGAAACCAATAAACCCTGTATTGCAAGTTTCAGCGTTGTGGCACTCACCGCCGCACCGCGAAATGACGCCGATATTACTTCTACGATGGCATTTACCCTCACCGCTGTAGCGTTCCATACCAATGCCGCCGCGTTAGTGGCAAGTATCTTGCCCTTAACAAGTGTCTGTGTCGCTCCAAAAGTAATCCACGCTCGGTTTAGCGCAAGAATGGCAACAACGTTGTTTCCAATCTGTGAACCGATATTAAGGAATGGCATAATGCCTCTTGTGGCTGAGGCAATGACATCCGTAACTTCCGCAAACTTGTTTTTGAGAATTTGCAAGTTTGCAGAACCGTTCTTGCCTACAGCGTTAAACGACTCGTCCATCGTGCCGGCGCTGTCCTTCATAAGACCGGCGTTTTCCTTGAATTTGGATGCGAGCCGTCCTGTAAGCGGCCCTAACGCCCTCAGACTCTCGGCACTTCCAAACAGCTTTCCGTAAATCTCTTGCTCAAGCATGCCGCTGCTCTGCGCAAAGGATTTGACGTTCTTGTCGAGGTCGGTAAGAAAATTGCTGAAACCTCCTGCCGCCTTGATAGCTGCCGCATCAAACTCAATACCCATCAGCTGCGCCATCTTGCATGCTTCGCTTGACGGTTTTACCAAAGCGGTAAAAATCGCAGCCATCTGCGTCGCCACCTCGTTCGTATTTCCACTTACACCAGTGAGCGTGGCGAAGCTTGCCAAAAGCTCGTCTATACTTACACCCAACGTAGCAGCGTTGCCGGTCACTCGTGGCAGAGCTCCGGCAAGCTGTTCGAATGATGTTACGCCGTTTTTTGCCGTGAGCTGTATTTTATCCTGAATATCTCCGGCTGCATCCCATTCGAGTCCGTAGTTCTTGATTACCGTTGACGTAACCTTCACTACCTCTCCAAGATCAGCCATACCGCCAACCGAAGATCTGGCTGACGTGTTGAGGAATGACAGCCAATTGTCCTCAGGGACGCTATTGCTTATGACTTGATACAGACCATTCGCAAGTTTGTCACGCGCTACAGGTACTGTTTTTGCCAAGTCGGCCACCTGTTCCTTGAGATTGGAAAAATCGTCGCCGCTTTTTCCTGCCATTGTATTAGCTTCATTCATGGCAGCGCCGAAACTACGGCTCTCTTCCGTAACACTATTAAGCGTTGAAGCAAGCTGCTGCACTGCGCCATTGATGTTTTGAAACTTCATAACCTGTTGGTTGAAGTTCACAAAAACGGCGTTGGCTTTCTGTATGTCCGATTTGGCGGCGTTGACGACACCGCGCAAGTTTTCCACAGTCGATGTAGCTGCAACCAACTGTTCTTTGCCGTCAATGTTCAGTTTAATGTTAAACTTTATTTCTTTTGCCATATTTTTAATGTATAAGAAACTAAGTAACCGATATTTTTTCTATCTTTGCGATAGAAATCAAACGGTACAACACAATGAAAACGAATGAAGTAACAAAACATCCAAAGGAAATCAAAGCCGAAATCAGTTTTGAAATTATCGGTGAGGACGAACCAACGAAATACGACAAAAGACGTGAACGCTGGTCAACAATTGCCGCATGGGCGTTATTGTCCCTCATTGCCTCCATCATCTATGCCATGGTCGTAGGATTGGAAATATCATCGTTACTATTCTGTAGCATCAGTTTCGCCGTATTCTTCTTCGCTTGGATGAAATCCACGGATATAGACCCAAACGAAGGCTACTTTGACTATCCAGATGGCTGTTACTGATTCCTTCCCGTCTTCTCCAACACTTTCTCAAAACGCTTTAACGCATCTTCCTTAGATACAGCCGGGGATACTTTCGTGTACTCCGGCTTTTTCTTCTCCCATGGAAAGGGTAGAAGTCCGTGGGGTGTTAGTCCTTTTTTCGCGTACGGCTGTATGGTGATTGTCGCAAGCATACGCATACGCTCCCAACCGTCTTGATACTGCGCCGTCCGCTCCTCGCTGTACGCCTTGTATATATGACTGAACTCCTCAGGTGTAAGGATGCAGAAATCGCTGTAGGGCAAGCCGATGTCTCCAACGGCTATACCCAACAGTTCAAGGATGCCTAACTTTTTTTTTCAGCGCCAGCATCTTCCTGGTCTTCTGTGTTGCCGTTTATGGATTCCGTCCATTCCGTGATGTCCTCCGGAGTCAGACTGTCCGCAAATTCCATAAGCGACATGTCGAACTCCTTGCCTTCTCTCTTGCATGCCGATTTTACGCAGCAGAACAGATATGCGCACATGTCAGAAAGACTACCGTCAATCTCGGTGGCTTCCTTTCCGGTTTCTTCCTTGAAGCGCAGCATTGCGCCCATGGTCTGACGGCAAGGGTATTCCTCGCCGTTGACCTTTATTGTAAGCTTTGCCATATCTGTTATACGTTTTCGCCCATTGTAGTCTTGCCCGGATAATTCTCGGGTTCTCCGTCGTTCTCAAGAGATCCGCTGTAGGTAGAGTCATCCTGCGCCGGAGCCTGCTGTTCCAGTGACGCGATGACAAAGTTGCCCTTGACGTAAGGAGTAGTGTCTTTCTCTCGCTTGAACGCCTCCACCTCCACACTGGCTCCCTTACCCCAAAGCGGAGCAATCTCCTCGTAACCGTTCTCTGTCTCGCCGTAGAAGACAAGACCTTCAAAGCTGATGGACATACTAAGGCCGGTGACACCCTTGCCCTTCCACATTCCCTTCGACTTCTTCTCGCTTGCCGCCGGCTTGACGGCGCGGTCTTTGGTCTCGGTGTTGAAGGTCAGCGTATGCGAGGTACAATGACCGACGGCTTTGCCGCCTACCTTCAGCAGCAGGTCGCTGCCGTTTACATAATCGTTTACTTCTGCCATATTGTTATGTGTTAAATTTGTTTATACTCTGACATCAAAAACAAGAACCTGGACGAAAGCGTCCCCTTCGTACGTCTCACTGCTGTCAACAAGTGTACAGCTGCGGAGACTAAGACCATCGGACGACATCGTCTTGTGATCGAGAGCGACTCGCACAGCCTCAGCAAGGTCAACGCTTTCGGAATAACCAGATGCGTAGCACGCCACTTCCATCTCCACGCTTTCCGCTCTGCGCGGGTCTGTCTTTGCCGTTCTGCCGTCAAGCCTCAGACGTCTGTATGTCACGTAGGGCAATATCAGATTCTCGGTAGGAGAAAATACAGGAATGATATTACATGTGATTTCCTTCACCTTTTCATTGTCCAGCAGGACATCACGAATGACGATGCCTGCACTGAGCGAACTCCTTTCCTTTTCCATTTTCCTTGTTCTCTTAATCCAACAGGCCGCGTTTGCGGGCTGCCTTGTCAATGTTCTTTCTGAAATCGTCGAAGATGCGGTTCTCCACGCCGTCAGCCGTCTCGCGCTCGGTCTTCTCAAGGAAGTGGTAACCGCGCATATAGCCGGTGGAATGACCGCTGCGCTTGTAGTTGCGCACCTTGGCTCCGCTCCATCGGCTGCTGCTGAAGAACGACTTCTTCCTGCGGCCTACGTTACGGCTCCTCGTGCCGTCTTCCGCCCACATGAGCACCGGCTTGAGATATCCCTGACGGTTCTGATGGACGCCTCTGATTCTTCCGTGCGGCTTCACGCTCACCATGAATCCCGTTCCGTAGCGTTCCGGATAGGTACGGACGTAAATGCCGCGCGACACCTTCTGACGGGTTCCGGCTCCGAGAGGTCTGCCTCCCTTGCCGCCCGGAGACGACGAAAGGTTGGCTACGGCTGCTCTCTTCACTCGGTTCCCCTCACGTCTCATGGCACCCTTCATCGCCTTGCGCTGCTCTTTCAGATTAAGCGCCTCGAAGACTTCCTTGAACGGATTCTTTATGTCTGTGACTCTGTTGTTTGCCATGATTCATGCTTTAATATATTTATTCGTTTATTCTCTCACAGACCAAGGTATTGAAACCTCTGTCAATGTTCGGAATGACGGAAACGACGGTGTAAAGATGCCCGCCCATGTGTTCCACACGCCAGCCTTCTTCAATATGATGGGCGTCCCGCACGTTCCACTCTGTCCGATAGTCGGCAAAGGCTTCGCCTACCTCGTCAGACCGCGAGCCGGTCAGTTTCCGGCGTTCCGCCCAGACCGTAGCGCAGCGCTCCCATACCGTCGATTTCTCGCCGAAGCGGTTCGCCGTCACTACAGGGCGTCTCACTATGAGCTTATATTTGAGTCTGCCTGCCTTCATTCCTCGTCTCCTTCCTTATAACGGCGTATCCTGACAAACGGTTTCACCAGTGCCGACACGCCGAAGGGAACTTCGTGCTGCTGCACGCCTTGCGTTCCTTCCGCGTTGTCGTACCACGAGCCGGCCATCAGCATAACCGCCTGCACGATGGACGGAGGAAGGGCTCCGCCGCCCATTTCCATAAGCTCGTCGACGGTCCGGTTCGTTGCCAGAACCACCTGTTCTTCGGCTGCATCGAGATAGAGCTGCAGCTTCTCGTCGTCGGTGTCGAAATCATCGGCGCGGACATGCTTCTTGAGCAGACTTAACGGTATTGTTGCCATGACAGCCTTTTGTCTTTACCTGGTTAACCTGCGTGCTTGCTGAGCTGCGCGAACGCCTCCTGACGCAGTACGGTCAGAGCGTAGTCGAGGTTTATCACGAAGTCGATGGAGTTCTTGCGGGCGAGAGTGTAAGGGTCCACGATGATTGTCATTTCGCCGAAGATACCCTGCGGGGCATACTTGAACGAACCGAACTGAACATCCCCCTCTGCCACGTAAGGAGAACAGAAGACGGGCACGCCTGCAATCTTGCCGTTGTCATCCACGATAGCCTGGTTCGAACCTTCCCACTTCGGAGAACCCTCAAGCAGAGCCTTCTCCGTCTCGGTCATGACGTAGCACAGACCCTCGGGCATGATGCCGGAACCGAGGACGAGACCCTTGAGATTGAGAAGTTCCTTGTATGTCGGAACCTCGCCTGTATATTCCATCTTGTTTGCTGCCTTGAGATTGACGAACGGACCCACAAGATTGGTGGCGTTCGATACCTTTGTCTTCGAAAACATGATCTTGTTCATGAGCGCTGCGACGGCAACAGGCATATACTGTGTGGCTACGGTCTGAAGAAGATCCGCAGTCTCATTGAGAGCCTCGCGTGTGATAGGAACCGCCACGCCGATACGCTCCGGTTTCGCGATGAGCTTACTGAGGGGAATCTTGGTGTCGCCAAGCTTGGCGCCCTCGTCATTGATGGTTGCCTCGAATGCCTCCACTACTGGCCACTGATAGTTACCCTTAAGACCGGTAAGCAAAGGAGAACCGATGGCGGACAGAATAAGATTGCCGTAAAGAGGCTCCACGATGTCGCCCATGGTTACAGGGCCGGGATTTGTCGATGCGTCCGGATTGAGGTAGCCGGAAGTGTTGCCGCCGAAGTCGCTTGCGACGGCACGGCTGATCTTCAGCTCGAAGCGCTTGTTCTGGGAAATAAACTCTCTCATCTGACGGTTCGCTTCCTCTGTGTCCTCACGCTTCATGACCACGATGCTCTCGGTGTTGGCCTTGATCTTCATCTCAAGGATGTCCATTTCTCGATAGAGAGCCTTCTTTTCTCCCTTCTCCGCTTCGGTGAGCTCACTGCGGGCCTTGTCTTTCTCAAGACCTTCAGCCATCTCCTTGAGACGAGCCTTGATAGCGTCAATACGCTCGTAGGCTTCGCGGAAGTTGAATTTTACCTTACTCATAAAAACAAAACTTTAAATTAAAATTAAACAAAATGATTCCATTTACGGGTACGCTCAGTCGATCCTGCGGTCTATTACCTCTCGGAGCTCCTTCAGTTCCCGGCTCTTCTTCTCCACATCCACCGGATGCACATCCTCAAGCGACACCCCTGTCCTTTCCACTTCGCGACGTGTGACGTCGGTCTGTTCGAAGGCAGGATTGGGAGTTATGGTGAAGTCGTACACGTTGTCAATTCGCTTCACGTGACGGATAAGGATGTCATCGCCGTCGCTGTCCTTCTCTTTCGTGCGTTCATAGCTTACCGCATTCTCTGAGTCAGCCTCATCGGTTGAATAGATGAAGGAACATCCGTCGATGTCACCGCGCTGCACCAGCTCCAGAGCCTTGTCGCCGTCAGCCGTACGGGGCATTTCAGCCCAGAACTTCACGCCAACCTCGTCAACCTCGTAGTTCAGCGTGCCGCTGCCGTTCTTGCTTCTTCCGAGGATGATCTTCTGGTCATGGAACATGGTGAGACGTATGTCCTGCTTGTTCAGCGTGTCCATGGTGATGCAGCCCGGCTCGAGTACTTCATAATAGCTTCTCCACCATTCGCAGAGCAGCTTCGACCGTACGCCGAACTTCAGGGCGTAACCCTCGATCGTGCGGCTTTCCTTTCCTTCCTCCGTCGCTTCACGCAGATGGAGTCCGGACATTACTGATATTGTTCTTTCCTTTATCATACTTTTATTGCATTGATTGTTCTCCTCCTGACACCGCATTATCCTGATAACCCAGAGGCTTGATATTCGCCGATACGTATACGGTATCGCCGCCTTCCACTTCGGGCTGGTTCTCGATGCGTCGCCAGTCGTTGATGGTATAGATGCCGCTTTCGATGGTCTTCTTCTGGTAGTCGGCGAGCGCTTGAAGGTCCATTGCGTATATGCCGCGGCGGTCGAACATGAATTTCTCCTGACAGCAGTTCGCTCTTGAGATAAGCTTGCGCTCCAGCTCGCTTTCTATACGTCGGAGTATCGGATTAAGGGTATTGCTCAGAAACGCCACGTTTGACATTTCTGCGCTTTTGTAGTTATTGCTTGTGTCGTCAAACACGAACGACGGATGAACACCGAAGAAGCGGCATATCTCTCGCACCGTGAATTTTCTCGTCTCAAGGAACTGCATGTCGGTGGACGAGAGCGAAATCTGCTTGAACTCGACGTTGCCGGGGACGGAGACTATTCTCTCGCCCGACTGGAACCTCACGTCCATCGACTCTGCAGCGTTGTCAAGCTGGTCGTCCTGAACATTGCCGAATCCTGTCACGGTATTATCATTCGATACGATACCGTGCACGTTTCCTCCGTTCTGAAAACGGTATCCGGTCTCCCTTTCGCCGGATGCTGCTATCTGCATCGTACGCGCGGCATACGAGAGTACGCTTTCTCCCCTGCGTCCGTCGCTGGTATGGAGATAAAGATGTATGATGTCTTCCTCGTCGAAGGTTCCGTACACGCCGTTGTAGCTGTCAGTGATATGGTATTTGCCGTTAATGGCATCATGCGACACCGTATGCGGGACGCAGAGCACAAGGTCCGTTATCTCTCCCATTATCCGACGTGGATATATATAGGCATTGCCGAGGACAAGCATCATCTGCACAGCCATCGACCAGAACGCCACGGCTGACATCTCCGGCTGCGGTTGCACTGTAAGAAGATAATGGAGATTGCTCTGCGTGTATTCAGTGTAGCGTCCGTTCTTGCGCCGCATGTACTGAAGACGCAGACTTGCGACGGAATCACCGAGAAGCTTCACGCAGCGATAGACAGTAGCAACCGCCATTGCCGAACCGTCACCATAAGGAGAAAAAAGGATGTTTCCGTCACCGGAGGTAGCGAGTCTTCTGCGGCTGCTGGAAGACAGGCTTTCAGAGTCGCGCTTGAAAAGTTTCCTGATATTTTGCCACCACTTGTGACTCATGTCTTAAAAAAGAAAAAGCCGGCTCACCGTCCCAGAGGAGGAAGAAAGAATTTCTGTTCAGGTTCGCCGGAGTTGTAAAGTATATCGTTATGACCTAAAAAAGAAGTCGTTTTGTCTGACGCAAATTTAGCGAAATTCCGCATTACTCCAAAGCCATAACAATGATATTTTAAAGCCTTGTCAAAATAACATTGTTGTCACATTGTTATCCGCAAAATCAGGGGCTTCAGAAACGAAAAAGCCTCCGATGTTCGATACACCGGAGGCTGTTGTGTGAAAAAACAAAATACAAATCACAATGCCTTGCTCATTGAGCTTAGCTTGTCTGAAATGTCATTGAGGGCAAAACGCAGGGTCTCAAGTTCCTCGTCGGAGAACTTGGCAGGCTTCCCGTTGACCGTATTGCCGTTGAGCTTGTGCGCAAGCCATGAGCGCGACTTCTTGAAGTATGTCTTCGCTATGTACGCCATCGAAACCATGTCCGTAATCTCGCCGAGACGTTCTGCCATACGCAGTTCTTCCGCTTCCTTGGATGTCATCTCGATGAGCGATTCAAGAGCTTCAGTAAACTCTTTCTCGTTCTCATCCCTTAGAGACTGCATTTCTGCCGCTACAGCAGCACGCTCTTCCTCTGTTGTCGCCTTGCGGTTCCGCTCGGCAAGTTCTTTGATTCTGTCTTTTATCTCTGTCATAATAATATATCTTTTAGGTCTTTTAAAGAGACTCCTCCTTCCTTGTGACGGAGGAGTCTCTTTTTTCAGCCGTTCTTGATGTCGTTTTCCAGTTCGTCGATTTCTTTTTGTGCTATCTTTTTGTAAGTACTGGGGAACTTGTTCCAATACTCAAGATAGAAAATCAAATCTTTTTCCTTTTCTTTAAGTTCCTTTGATTTCTTCTTTTTTACCATGCTATTGTATTTGTTTTTTCACAATACAAAGGTAATAAACTTTTGTTGATTATGCAAGGAAGTGAGCGATTGTTTTTCAACAAATGTTTATTTTGTTATTCCGCTTTGACTCCGAAGGGTGTGCCGTCGGCGAATTGGATGTCATCGAATGCGGACTCGAAGCTTTCGCCTTCGTAGCCGCAGAAGTCGCAGCCTTCGTCGTTGAGAGACATAAAAGACATGTAATCCTTGCTGTTCTTGCTGCTCATGATGCCGAAGGGTCGGTGCTTTTGCATTTCCTTCCAGCATTCCTCGACGTTGCGGAAGGGACGGTAGGAGGATTCGGGTTTGATGCGATATACGTTATTGTACCAGTTCCATACCGGGTATTCGATGTCAATCCACTCATCTGCAGATTCATCAAAAATCTCTATCTTCTTGCCGTCTACGTATGCTTGCATGACAGCGATAAGCTCTTTGGTTTCTTCTTTTGTCATAATTGTTTTTATTTTTATTGAGTCATACTTGCGACATTTTGTAACCCTTCCTCTAATTGGCCTAACGATAGACCGTAATCACTGATACGGGCTTTAAGATTAACGATTTTACACTCACATTGTCTGATTCTTTCCCGTAAGACAAAATCGGAGTCGTATTCGCCGACCCAATAAAGTCCACACTCCAACATGTTGGGGACGTAGAGCTTATCAGCCTCTTGAGTACAGGCATTTAAGGCAAGAATATATTTTTTATTGTGCGGGTGATACATAAGATATTCCCAAGTCTGAAACTCTCCGTTGTGGATCCTTGTTATCGTGCAGCCGGGAGTCAGTTGCGACAGATCTTTTAATTGCTTCATGTATATTCGTGATCTACTTGTTAATGGGTGGGATTACCAACTCCCAATCTTCGGCGAAGATGTCTTCTGGGGTGGGGTGCCATGAGTCGGCATTGCGGTCGCTACGGATGATCAACATCTGATTTTCGTAGTCAATGTGAGGATTTTCGTGGTACATCAGGATATCCTTGGCGACTTGGGGAAGCGACTGCATTTTTGGGATTATGTCGGCTGTGATGTGCGAGGGGACTTGCTTGACGACAAATTTCTTGTGCCATCCTTTCCTGCGGATGGCGCCGCCAGCTTTGAGGAAGTTAACGGCTGTGCCGAAGTCGAAGGGCATACAAAGATTTCCGCCTTTAGCTGCGTCTATTCTGTTGAGAAGTAACCCGTGATAATCATGCATAATCATATCCTGTGCAGCGAGCAGAGTCCTTGCAGTATACCCCAACTTCTCAAAATTGTCGCTTTCGATAAAGTCTCCGCATTTCTCGCCACGATCGCAGATTTCCTCGCACTCGTTCATCAGTCTGTCAAGGAATGTCTCTGAAAGTTTGTAGGCTGCGTCGAAGACGTCCTTGGGGGACCATGACTGATAGCCGCCTTCGTATTCTACGAGGTAGCCAGCTTTGTCGGTTTCACACTCGGAAGGTCTGACACCTTCTTTCAGGAGCTTGCATTCGTAGGCTTCGCCCATTGTCATGGGGCGTGCCTTTACGGTCTTAGTACCTGTGTACTGTTTTAATTGGTTGTTCATAATGTTTATTTTGTTGGTGTTTTATAGATGCTATAGCGGGGATAGGCAGCTCTATGTGTTTGGGAGGGGAGCAATCTCGAAGTCGTAGACGAAGACGTAGGGGTTGGAATCCCATGTGCCTTTGCCTGAGATGCGGTCGATGAGGGCGGCATAGGCTCGTCTTACCGACGAATACATATGCCATGGACCACGGCCAAAGACTGAATGGTTTTCGCATGTTCCTGTTGGACCTTCACCTTTTATTGGAGCTACTCCCCATAATGCCCCTTTTATGTCTGTATGACAAATACCTTCTGCCAGGCAGTCTTTCACACTGATATCTTGCAGACGTTCGACGCGGATGCGGGTGATGCGGATGTGATGGGGCATAAGGTCAGCACGGACGAACATCTTGTTGGTGCATCCTTTCTCGTATTTGATGCACTCCAAGGGCATTCCGTGAATGCCACAAAGACGGTAGAATTCATCGTCCTTTACCAGATCGTCGTATTTTTGGGCGATGGCTATGGTTCCGCCGAGCTTGTACCGAGACCTGGCTGCGATTAAAGATTCCGAGGTTATACCTTGTATAAGAGGGTCTATATCGCGTTTAAAGGCGATTCTTCTTGTCTGCGTCTTGCGGCCTTCGAGGACGGCCTGTGTGAGACCGTAGCGGTCGTTGAACATTATCTTTTTCATATATTATTCGGTTTTATTTATCTCTATCTCCACTTTCACCTCGTTTGTCAGCTCTTCATTCATGACGAAATTGACATGCTGGAAGAACATACGTCCGAGTTCATGGACAAGATTGTCTTTTCTGCCTTCCTCAGCAGAGTGCGTGTTCTCTATTACCGTCACATACTCACCTGTCTCGACAACCATTCCGTTGTCAGCCTGTTTAATCGTTAATTCAATTTTCATTTCTTTCTTCTTGTTTTTCATAATCCTTTTCAACTACGACAAGAGCTGTCTTTACCATCGTCCCTGATTCCTTGAATGATTTGTCGGGCAGCTCTCGCATATACCCTCCGTATTGCCCTACGACATTACGTAATTCTTCATACGGGCCGTCGTTACGCCATAGGACAGCAGCCGAAGCTATAGCGACTACCTTGCGTCTTGCTATAGATATGGCTTTAAGTATATGACGCGCATCCTGCCTCTTACAGAACGGAGGATTCATAACTATTACGTCGTAAGGCTCTGACGGCTCGAATTCCATGAAATCATCACCAACGATGAGGAACCACGCCTTTTCGAGTACAGCCCGGTTCCTCGGATCGAGTTCTATGCAGTCAGGCGAAGGCATGAAGCGTGCTATATCGCCCATTCCCGCCGACGGTTCAAGCGTACGTTCCCCGTCACGTATGTCAGCTATCTTCACGATTTCATGGGCGAGAGCCTTGGGAGTGGGGAAGAATTGAAATGCCTGACGGTCTGAAACGTACTCGCCGGTGTCAGCGATGGATGTAATGACGTCGCCTACATCCTCCTTGAACACAAACGCCTTCTTGGAGCTCGACCACTTGCCGCCGATTGCTTTCAATACCTTGCTTACACGTTCGTAAAGCTTACGATCCAACTGTCCGGGCAGACGCAGAAGACAGTCGTCAATTTCGGAAGTCTTCAACACTTCCACTACAGAATTGTCAATTTTCATGAATTTATGTTTTATTGAATTTTTAAAAGCCTTGAATACATGCCGCGATAATCCGCTATCATCTGGAGAGTTTCGCTGTCCTGCGGAAGGTTCTCAAGCATGCCGGCGATCTCGCTTAGTTTCTCAGACAGCTTGCGCATATACGCTCGTTGCTCTTTTCGTTCCTGTTCTATTACAGAGATAATTCCGTCACGAGACAGGAAGTCTTCTTTCTTGCCCTTACAGGCGAGTATCATAGTGGCTATAGACGTAAGACGCGACACCAGCCACTCCTGAACAAGTAGTTCGGGCAGCGTGAACCGTATGGTCTTCAATACATCGACATCCACTTTACTCTGAAAGCCGAGCACCACCTCGTCCGTAGTATCAGGTATTGCGTCAAGCAATAGACGTGACACCACTGCCATAAGATATTGGCGAGACACGCCCGACTTGGGACGTAAAGCGCAAACATGCTTTGACAGTATCGCCGGACCGTCAGTATTTATCCCTATCTTGCCGAGCGTACCTACTACAGAGATTATTATGTCACCCTCTTCTGAGAAGACCGGATAATTAAGCTTCTCACTGCACCATCGTTTAGGAACGAACCGTCCTTGTATAAGGTCGGACGCGCCTACCACGATAGGCAGCCCTTCTCCACGGTCGTTGGTCTTCTTCTTGTCAACGTTCTTGCCCTGCAACACCTCACAGACGTCTGCAAGAGCCACAACATTATCAACGTTATTTTCCATAACTTTAGTTTTGTTCATGATTGTCTATTGTGCCTACAAGATGTTCGTTACCCTCGTAGGGGATGCATATTTCATAGTAGATTGTACCATCGTAATAGCATCTGTATACTAATATAATGTGTATTTTTTTGTCTTATTTCAAGACAAAATGAAAGTGGGATTTTCTAATGACCGATTTGGGTTTATTATTTTACTTCTTGAATATACGATACGATAGTGCTGAAATAAGCCTCACATGACAATAGTTTGCCTTTCTTGTTGCGTTTATGATTGCGAAAGCGCATCTCGTATACTTCCGACAGCCACAGGTCGGTATTGCGCAGGGAGTCGGTGATTAGACTTAATGCTGCCTTGTTGTACACAGCATCTTTGCCTTTAGAAAGCTCAGGAAATTGCTTTTGCATTAACATTACCGCTTTGCGTGCACCTTGCAGATAGGCAGAGTACTCTCGCAGTCGGCGTAAGTCAATCTTAATATCCATGCTTGCCAACTTACGAAGCAGCTCGTCCTTGCTTATATCGTCAATCATATATCAATCCTCTAAATCCGTTAGTATATCTCGTAGCCAGCCCTCGACCATGATAGGGTTGTAAGATGTTTTTGCCATTACGACCACAATTCATCCATTATCTCGTTGATGGTTCTCTTGACACTGTCCTTGCAGCACAACAGGTTAGGGGAAAGCCTTAATTGGGCTATGTCAAGCAAGACACTCTCCGCATCCTCTAATGTGCAGACGACTGGAGTTTTTTTTTCTCACACGTCGTTCTTCCAGATATTCCTCGATCTCCTCCGTAGACAGCTCGTCAAGTACTTCTTCCCATATCTCATCCGTGTCTATCTTTACTTCAACTTCTCTATATATTGTTGCCATCGTTTGCTCCTTTCTTTTATATCCTTGTTGATTCTGATTTTTTTATTTGTTTAATCGCTTAGCCTATGCTGCATCATAAGTCGCCATGCGACCACGTTTCCGAAACAGGTAGACCGGAATCGTATACGCTTTCTGTGATAACTGAACTCGCACACCCATCTGCGTCTTGTCTGACCGACAAAACCGACGCCACGAACCAATCGTCCGCTTGTTCCGCGTCCGTTCTGTTCTCTGCCCTTGCCGAGATTGCGCTGTTCTTCAATGTAGATACATCCCTTTCTTATCATGTCTTTTCTTTATTGTTTTACCATTTCAGTATTACCTTGAATGCTTTTTGTATTCCTGCACGTTTCACTTCATCAGACGGATGGCAGTACGTGTCCATTGTTATCTCAACCCCGGCATGGCCGAGGATGGAAGAAACAGTCTTTACGTCTACGCCTTTTTCTATCATCTGAGTTGCGAAGGTATGTCGCAGACAATGATATTTAAGATATGGTACTTTAGCTGCCTTGAGCATATTCTGAAACCATATCCTGAGAGTCCTTGTGCAAGTCGGTGTGTCTTTTAGCGTAGCGACGAAATAGTCATCCGGGTAAATCTTTGCATAGTTCTGCAGTATCTTACGTAACCTTGGCACCATCGGGATATAGCGGTCTGACGTGGCACTCTTGGGAGACTGCAATTGTCGAGACATAACATAAGCTTCGTTGGGATGGAGTATTTTTTGAACATCTTTAGTTATTGACACACATGTACGCTGTATATGTATGACTCCCTCGTCGAAATCCAAGTCGGAGAACTTCAGACCACATGCTTCACCTATGCGTATACCCGTAAACATCGTAACCACAATGACAAGTCCGGCAGGAGTGGGATTGCTCTCAAACACCTTTATTATCCGCTCATACTCATCCATAGTAAACCTCTTGACACGTTGTCTTGTCGGGTTCTTGCGACTGTCTTTTTCATGTTTTACCTTCCAGTCTATTGACGGCAGATTGCTTATACCTAAGTTTTTGTCAGCATAGCGCATTACCATCCTGAAGACCATCAGTAAATCGGTTCTATAATGGCTGCTCATCTGAAGCTCGCAAAATGTCTCAAAAACACCTTTCATCTTAATCTCGTCAAGAGAGCATATATCCGTATCTGCATCGATGACCTTTGCGAAAGTATTGCGGTCAAACCTGTATTTGGCGAATGTAGTATCTTTCACCTCCGCCTTATGCTCCTCCAGCCACTTGTCGTAAACTTCAAAGAATGTCATATATTTTACTTCCTCCTTTTCTTATTTTATTGTTCTACAATACGGTCTCCAGGCTTGGCGATAACAACATCGCTGAACCCGAGAGCGTCGTCATTTTTGTTAAGCAATATATAGCGGGCCTTGACCGTGCGCTCAAGCACGTCGCCATGATAGACATACCCCATAACGCCGCGTATGCTGAGATTAAGCAGCAGCAGCGGAATGGCGCGGTCGGACAGTTCCCAGACGGTTATCATGTTCCGTGACGGGAAATACTCCCACGGAATGACACGCTTGCACTGTTCCCACCATGCGCTTATGATAAGACCACCCGTGCCGGCTGTCGGCTCGTGTATGGTTCCGGTTGTGGGCAAAGCCAGCTTGGCCACTATCTCCGACACCTCCACAGGAGTGAAGTCCTGCTTCTGTTTCTTGCGCTGCGCGAATTCCTCCTCGTACATCTGCCTGAACCAGTCGTAGCTCATGTCATGTCCGTTAATGTCGAGCAGTTCTTTGTAGATGGCATCGCGCCGTTTCTTGTCGCCCATGACAATGTCCATGACAGCCTGCGGAAGGTCCATTATGTCCTCCACTTTGAATATTCTGCAGCAGTCTTCCTTTTTCATAATGATTTTCTGTTTCTTGTTTTTTTATCTCTCGTACGACATCATCAGGCCGATGGTCATCAGCATTGTGATGGTGCCGTCTATTTTTCTGTATTGTGACGATTTCAGCGGCTTCTTGTTTTCGAGCCGGTCCGTATCGATTGCACAGTTGGAGAGGCAGTAGGCGTTTATGGGATTTGCGTCCAGGACAATCTGCGGAGGGTCTGCCCATGCCATCATCTCAAACGACTCGACCGGAAGGTTGAACGATCCGTACGTCTGGGAGAACGGCATGAGCACGTGCTTGGCTCCAACCGAGGACAGAATGTTTACGAGGTCGCGGCTCTTGTATGCGTCGTAGCCGATACGGATAATGCGCAGCGTCTTCGCCCGGCGCTGTATGTCGTCCGCTATCATTCTCACGTCAATGCAGTCTCCGGCACAGAACTTCAGGTAGCCCTGCTCGTGCCACGTCCGGTAGAGCTGCTCATTCGGATGTCCCCGGAGTGCTCCTTCTGGGAAGTAGTATTCCGTATGACTGTAGAATCTCTTCGTTTCCGGAGAATACACCGTGTACGACACCGCAGAGAAGTCGTCATGGACGGAGAGGTCGAATGCGACGGCACAGTCCAGACCACTCCTGACGCCGTCAATGTCGAATCCGGAGCACAGGCTTGCCGCCTTCTCGTACGTGAACCACGTCTTCTGCTCGTTGGTGGAGAAGACGTTCAGAAGCTTCGTTCTGAAGATCATCATGTTCTCGGCTGACATAAGCGCGTTCCGGTATTCCTCCTCGTAGTAGTCAGGCTGCACCGTTATGCCCAAATGAGGCTGCACCTTGCGCCATGTCAGCGGAGAGTCTTCCGCGTCGTCCACGTCCGGCATGAACAGCGAGGCGAACACGCGGTCGTTCTGCGTCTCCTCCCTCAGAATGCTCTTCACGCCTTCCAGTTCATGAGCGAACGGGCCGTCCACCACTTCGCTTGCCGTCGTAATGACCACCGTCAGAGGTTCGCGCCGCGGACCCATTGACGAGGTGAGAGTGTTCTTCAGGTCGGCTCCGTTCTTCGATGCCGTGTTGCGTGCCTGCGAATACTCGTCCATTATCACCAGCGAGGCGAACAGACCGTCCTGCGTCTTTGCGTTTGCCGTCAGACAGCGGATGAAGGCATCGCGGCCAGCCTTACGGAACGTAATCTTCTCGCGGTTCACGCGGAAGCTGGTCTCTCGCGGATCTATGTCGCGCATGATGGCACGTATCTCGTCAAAGCAGATCTTCGCCTGTTCGTAGGAGTTGGCGCCGACATAAGCCTGTGCGTTGTTGTCGCCGAACAACATGTCGTATACGGCAAGTGATGCAGCGCTGGTGGTCTTCGAGAACTTACGGGGCACGAATATGTATACCTGACGTGTCAGCCGTCGTCCTTCCTTGTCAACGAATCCGAAGATGTTCGCAAACTGGAAGCATTGCACCGGCGTAAGCTTGTAGCGTGTTCGCCCGCTGCGTCCGTTGAAGCGCAGCATCTCGTAGAACCGGAAGAACTTCTTCACTCTCTTCGCCTTCCATTCATAACGCCCGAGCATCCGGAAGAATCTTCTTACAGCGAGTACCTCGTAAAGGTTGTGTTGCTCCGGATTGTCCGTGACGTCTTCCACGTACCGCAGCAGTCTCTTGTCCGTATCGGCAAGGGCATAGCCGAACGAGCCGGTGTACTCCGGCTTCATCCGCTGCAGGTCTCTTACGGCGTCCTCTTTCAGATCCCGATAATGTTGCTTTTCTGTCTCAGTCATTCAAAGAATTTTGTTTCGCCGGTCGCTGCCGGCCCTTATTCGTCCTCGCCGAAAGCCTTGAGGAAGTTGTCCAGACCGTCGCCTCCGTTAGCTTTCACTTCCTTTCCGTCCGTGTTCATGCCGAGTGCACGCAGGGCACGCTGGGCGTAGGTCATGTATGTCATGTACAGCTTTTCTGACGACGCCACCACCTGACGTTCGTTGCCTTCACGGGAGTATTCCGTCTTGACGGCTGCGTGTGACGCCTTGAATATCTCGTCTTCCAGCTCGTCGCACCTCACAAGCAGACGGGCGGCTATCTGTGCCTGTACGGACATTTCCGGACTGTACTTGCCCTGCTTCTTGAGCAGCTTCACCAGATAATCCTTCTTGTTCTTCACCGCCTTCTTCTTCCGGCTCACGCATTCCCTGTCCTTCTTCTCCGTCTTCTTCCGTTCTTCCTCGTCCATCTGGAGGCAGCCTACGGAAGCTACAGTACCGTCCGCTGACGTTTCGCCGGCACGAATCATCGTGGTGCTGTAGCCACGGCTCTTTCCGCGGGTCTTCAGGTAGAAGGTGATGGCCTGTGTGTCTCCTGCCTTGATGCGCTCCATCAGCTTTTCCTCGGCGGCGTCGGTCATTTCGTCCCTGATACTGTCTGCCTCGGCAGCAAACTCCGGGTCACGCCGTCGCCAACGGTAGTACAGCCTTCTTTCCACTCCTGCCTGTTCACATGCCTTGCTGACATTGCCATGGGCAGCGTTCAGGGCTTCGAGCATTGATTTTTTCAAGTCATCCATTGCCGGTATGGTAATCCCGTTATCTTGGAGAGACTGAACCAGGTGTCACAACAGGTGTCACAGTGTGACAGTTTGGGCGTATACTGTGACACCCCCCAGACACTTTTTATTTCCACGCGTGTGGAAATAGGACGGGGCGAGGTTTACAAAGGGTATACCCCCTTTTAAAAAACACCCTCCCCCTTTCTTTCTGACGCTGTTTTGATGTCACAACATGTCTGTCACAGGACGCACCTTAGGAAGACGCACCTATGAAGGACGCGTCTATAGGAAGACGCACCTGTGAAGGTCGCTGTGTCTTGTCTCTCCGTGTTAATGTTATTTACTCTCGTTGTCTTCGTCAAGGAAGCGTTCCTTGAAGCGTTCCAGACGTTTCGCCTGTACTCTCTTGTTGTGTTTCGCGCCTGACCGTCCCATTTCCGTGTGTGTCTTGACATGGCAGTCATGGCACAGGGAGCGGAGATTGTGCACGTCAAACATCAGCCGGCGCATTTCGGTCGGCGTCATGGCGTCTTCCACCGGCTTGACGTGGTGTACTTCAGAAGCTGCTCTCGTTCGTCCTTCCTCCATGCAGCGCTCACACAATGGATTCTGCGTCAGCTTGTACCGTCGCAGTTCAGCCCAGTGACGTGACTGTATCATCTTACGGTAGTCTTCATCATTGTTCCTTTTCATCTAATCGGTTTAGTATGGTTATAAATTCTTGGTTGATTCTCTCAAGGATCTCACAGTATACTTCCTGAGGATCCTCGCCGTTGATTTCTGCCCTGCGTCTCACTATGTCCCTTATGCGGGCTCTTGCCGTGCGCGGGCAGTGGGAGCGCAGCGCCACGAACATTCTTATATAAAGCGCGTCCGTCACCTGGTCACCGCGTGCTCCCGCTTCGCTCGCTGTCATTGTCTGCATGGTTTTATTATTCTAAACTCCACGTATGTATCATACCTTACGCAGAATGTTCCGTTTATACATTGCCGCGAATCCCGACACAGACGACACACCTCCGTGCCGGGCGCGGCGTTATGTTTAGAGACTACCGTCATACGTAGCTACTTCCGGCGCTCTATCACCTCCGTCACTTTGGTAAGCAAATTCGACTTCAGCTCGTACTCCGCAATCTTGCGCTGCTCCATTCTGCGTGAGACGATCTCTTCCACGTCGTTCACGTGCTGGCAACCGACGATGTAATAGAAGGGATTATGCTTGACGCGTTTCCCTTTCTTGCCTTCCACTTCTTCCGGAATGGTGACCTTTACCTTGAACCACACCTCGGACTCCATGTCGCCGCAAGCCTCAGCAATTTTCGTTGCGCAGCAGGACGTGATACGGAGGCCGTCCACGTCTTCTCCCGTCATGGTGTCAACTATGATGTTCTCCACTTCGGTGAGCGTTTCAGCCTCCACCATGAATGTCTTCTCCGTAGTCTTGGATGATCCGTCAGGCTCGTGTATTACGTACTTCGCCTTTGCTTCGTAATATATTTTCATTCTGTCAAGTATTTTCTTGTTGTTATTGGTTTCTGTTTCACGGGCAGCCTCAGCGCTACTGTCCGTCTTGTCGCCCATGCTGCTGATGAAGGTCGACTCCGGAGCGTCAGGTTCGAGACTCCTTATCTTGTCTTGCAGATCCTCGGGAAGATTGAGCTTCAAGCAGTACTCGCCCGCCTTGTTGTATATCTCGGGATTGTAGATCTTCTTCTGGATTACCTTGATGGCAGCGTCCACCTCCGGGATGTCGTTCAGATTGACTTCTTCGTCGTTCTCGATGCTCAGCATAGGTCCGCAAGCCTCAGCCCACAGACGGTGTATCGGCTTGAATGACGCTGTCTGCTCCGGAAACAACGGCTCTATGTTTATGCCGGTCCTTTCCCTTACCTCTGCCGTGAACCTTCCAAGAGCTGACGCTGCCACGTCTGTCATCAGCATGGAGCAGAGAACGTACGACTTGAGCTCGCAGTCCTTCTCGTTGTTCACCTCCAGCACCTTCTTCAGCTTCAGCCTCAGCGTCCCGATGTCGTCCTGCACCTGTTCGTACACCATATCGGAAAGGTCGAGCCAGTACTGGTAACGGTCCTTGAGCTTCTCTCGCATGTGTTTCTCCCACTCGTCATACTTCTTCATTGCCTCCTTTGCCAGCTGCTTGGTACGATGACGGAAGTACTTGGTGCCGCGCATCTGGGACATGGCGTCCACCATCGTAGCCTGAGCCACGCTGTGCAGCGAGGAGACGGTGATGAAGTACAGGCCGTTGAGCTTCCCTATGGTTCTGACCACCTCGTCTGTCCTGTTCTCTGCAAGGGCAAGGAAGTTTCTGTGTCCTACAGAGTCTGCCACGGCTTTCATGTAATGCTGCCTCAGCATGGGTGAATTTTCATAACGGCTTACCATCATTGGTGCCTCGCTTTCTTCTTTATCTCCGCGATACGCTTCTTCACGTACTCCTGCTGCTTCTGCATTTCCTCCATGACGCGCTTCTTCGAGTCGAAGGTCAACCTGTCGAGACGGCATTCCAAGCCGTCCTTCCATCTAAGCGTTGTCTCTGTCTTGTACTTGTCAGGAAGCCTCAGCCATAAGAATGTGCGTCCGGTGGTACGCGTCACGGTGGTCCTCACAATTACGGAGGATGATGGCAGCATCGGCACAAAGTTCTGTTCTGCCATACATTTCTTGACGTCTGACGTCGTTTGCAGTATTGTTTCTATGTCCTTCATTGTCCGTCTGTCTTCCTGTTGTTACGTTCTGCCTCTTCTGCGCGACGGCGGGCTACGGCGTTGCGGAACTTCGCGTACTCGCGCTGGCGCTCCACCTCCAGCTTGGCGTTTCTCTCCATGTACTTCACCTTCCAAAAGCGCACCTCCTTGATGTGCGCTTCTTCGGCAAAGCCCAGATCTTCCTTGTACTGTCTCTTGTGCTCCTGGAACACTTCCTCTATGCCTCTGACCTTTCCACGGTGTGCGCAGTCGATGGCGTCAAGCTTCTGCGCCTTCTCGATGCTGTTCTGCAGTCTGACCTCGTCAAACTTGTTACGGATTTCCAGCCATTCTTTCATCTCGCTCTCCGTAAGGCCGTCGGTGAAATACTGGCGTCCCATGATGTTTCCTCCCTGCTGAGGGGCGTTTGTTGTTTCTTTCTCCATAATTGTTAATTTTATTGTGTTTTGTTCACTTTGTTTCGTTTTGTTCACTTTGTTGCTGTCCCGCTATGATGGCAGCCCGGTCGTACTCTCTGATGAAGGCGTCTATCTTCGCCTCGCAGTCCGCCTTTCCTTCCACCATAGCGTCGATGTCTTCCTCTCTGACAGGCATCAGTTCTTCGGGGAAGAGATTGTCATGGGCTCGGACGATGAAGCGGCGTGCCTGACGTATTGTGTCTTTCCACAGCATCCAGTCTCTTATGAGCATATAGAACTCGTAATAGCGGCGGTCGCGTGGCTGCCATCCTTCTCCCTTGTCCTTCATAAGAGAGTCCAGAGTGTCCATGCGCTCCTTCAGCCTGTCCTCAAGCAGTTCAAGCCGGGCGCTGCGGTCACGATGATACGCCGTGAGCTGCCGTTCCCGGTAGCGTACGTCCCGCACCATCCTTACGAGCTCGTCCTGCGCCCTCGTCGTTCCGGTAGGGATGTCTATCTCCCTTATGCCCGTGATGTCGTCCGTCGAGAGGTTGCGCTTCTTGTCGAAGGCCGCCTCGTATTCGCTGTAGTCAGGCAGACCGGCTGATATTGCCTTCCTGCCGCCGCGAAACACCATAAGCCGGTATTTTATAGCCATGATACGCCCTTCATTACGCCCTTACACCCGCGTGGTCCGAGCACCACGCCGCGCCGCATCCTCATGGTACGGCTGTTGTCGTAGTGTCCGTCGAGCACCTTCTGGAAGTTCGTAGGACGGAAAAGCCAGTCGAACGTCGCCGTCCATCCCTTCGCACCGCCTCCGTTGAGATAGGAGCTTGCTGCCGCAGACCGCATTACCTGCCACACGGTGTTCTTGCCGTGTTCCCTGACGCGTGCCGCAAACATCCGCTTGCGCTGTCCTTTTATCTCGGACCTGAGCTTAGGAATACCCTTGCCGTCCATCATCATGTTCCAGGATGTGCGTACCACGGAGTAGTTGACTTCAGGCTCCCTGCTCTTCGTCTTCGTCCTTCTTTCCGCCCTTCCGTCAGACTCCGAAACTTCCGCGCTTCGTGCCGCGTCGGATTCGTCCGAAGGGCGAGCCGACACAGCATTTGGCACAAATGCTGCGGTTTCTTTTTCTTTCTTTATTTCTTTTTCTTCTTTAGGGGGAGTGGGGGCGCTTTCTTCTTTGTCTTTATTTCTTTCTGTTTCTTTGTCTGCGTATTTTTCGGCGTAAATACCGTATTTTTCGGCGTTTAATCCGTCTTTATTGTAGGATATTGCCATATCACCGTAGTAATATACGGTCCTTTCGGGTGTATATGCCGTTATTCCCGTCACTCTTACGTCCTCCCTCGCTTCCGTCCGTGAGGCTGTCTCTTCCTGCTGATGAGCGTGAAGGACGTCGGTGTCGGCCTCATCGCTGATGATGTAGGGTAGGGCAGCATCGGCGCAGCGTCCGGAGAAGTAGTGGTCCTGAATGTCACGGCTTGTCAGCACTCCGTGACGTACATAGGTGCTTTCGTCGAGGATGCCCTCCAGCGCCATGGCCTTCACCACCTCGTCCAGCTCCTCCACCGTCATGTCGGGCAGACGTCGCAGCGTCAGCCACTTCTCTCTCTCCGTCCACTCCAGGCAGTAGCCGGCGGCGGAGATTGCGCATACCACCACAACGGCGGCTGCCATGCCTTTCGTGCCGTAACGCCCTGCAAGGCGCATCATCGGCACCGTGTCGAAGACGTCGGGCGAGATTGCCGCCGTCCTCATTCCCTTCCGGGGACGTCCCCTGCGTCTTGTGACGCGGGCTGTATCTGTTCTTTCTGTCATAACTGATATTTTTGTCCATATATGTTGTATGATAGCCAGCGTCCCGGTCTGCCGAATCGGGAAGAAACGATAAAGGCTCCTATCCTCGCGGACGGAAGCCTCAACAAAATCATTTAAATCTGTGGTCGAAAGACCTTTAAACCTTAAAATGTTCAAAATTCGCTTTTATCTGTCAATTTGCACCGCCCTGCATCCTCACGGACCGCCGACGACACTGTAAGACTTTCAGAATATAAATTTACAAACAGTACCAAAATACTTATATGAGTAAAATCAAGTTGGCATTCCGGCGGATGCCTCCGCGCGGAACGTTATATTGTCGTTGTCTCCCCGGACCCCTTGTCCGGATGACGCTGTCACATCATGTCAAAGATTCGCGTTTAAAATGCGCGGCCTTCGCAGGAGACGCATGTGCTTGTTTTATTAAAAAACATGAGAAAGCGACCGCCGGTATCACTCCGAATATAGATATGAATGCTAATCTAATAATGACTCCATAAAAATGAAAAACTGTAACCGGAATGTCCGGCGGTCTTTCCGGCGCACGCCTGCGCCGCTGTTGCGATGAATTCTTAAAATTTACCTAATTCTCTATTTTAAAAAATGAAAAACTTATAATTACTATATAATCTACTACATCCACTCTGTCCTGTTGGCGTACTGGGCGAGCTTGCTCTTCAGGAACATCTTCCTGCGCCCGCCTCCTACGCTTGTATAGGGTATCTTGTCCATATTGTGATAGATATACGATACGGAGCAGCCCAAGAACTCCGCGGCCTGCTTCGCGTCGATATATTCCTCAGGAGGGTCCCGCGTGCCTTTTGCCTCAAGCAGCTTCACCACCTCCTCTGCTATCATCCGCGCCTCTCGCCTCGTCAGAGGCTGACGCGCTGTCGCTGTCCTTGTCCTTTCCATAGCCTCAGCGTTAATAGCGCAGCACTTCCAGGGCGAGGAAAGCCACTGCTCCTACCACTGCCCAGCCTATCATTTCCACGATGTCCTCCACGATGTCCATCGTTCTGTCCACGTATTTCATTATCTTCTTCATAATACTTTCCTCCTTGTTTTGTTACGGCTGCTGCGACGGTCCGCTGCTCATACGCCTTATCACGTATCCCGCGCCGTTGTCCAGGAAGTCCACCGTGAACTCCCTGCGGCCCGCCTTGATGTTAAGGCGGCTGATGGCGTTCCTTACCGCCGTCTCCCTGCCGAGTGCCTCGCGCTTGAACTCACGAGTCTCACCCGGCTTGAGAAGAGACAGCGTTGCGGGAAGGTTGATGCGCGATTCTATCACCACGCCGTATTCGTTCACTTTTCTCTCTGTCATTTATCTATGATTGTGTTTACACTCTCTGTCAGTCGAGGGACACGTAGTCGAGCTTCCCCTCTCTGCCGGTCTTCTCCTTCACCGCGAACGGATGACGGAGATATATCTTCACCATGCCGCCGAACACGCAGCGCTGCATCGTCCTTATGTATGGCTTCCAGATGCGGATGAACCGCGTCGTCAGTTCGGGCTTGTGCATCATCAGCGTCGTCGGCGTACAGTCGCACAGCTTCACGCTATGCTCTATGCGTACCTTGTCGCCCGTCTCAGTGTTGATTATCGTCGCCATGCTCCTCCTCGTTGTTTGTTTCCTCCAATGTTACTCCGCGTACCTTGAGAAGACTTTTGTAAAAATCCTCTTTGCGTCTGACTTCTTCCCTGATGTCTTCCGGAAGAGGCTTGTCATGTAACGTCAGCACTCCTTTCGTTATGCTTATTATTGCGTTGAAAAATTCGTCGTATGTCATAACAATGCGCCCTTTGGAAGTAAGATGTCTTCTCGAAATGCTATCCGTGAATACCATGGAAAAGATTGCTGTGAACAGCACTTCCTCTCTCTCCAGCTTGCGCACTCTGGATACAAAGTCTGTATTCTTCATTTCTCCTCCTCCTTGTTATATGGTTCTTCTTCCTGTTCGCAGTCCTTCAGAAGCTCGTCCGTGTCCACTCCTGCGGCTTTCATGTCGGCGATGAAGAAATCCCCTTTTGCGATGAACGGTTCCGCGACAGTCTTGTCCAGCGAACCAGAGGCGTAAAGGGCCATCACCTTCCTTCCGAAGACGAAAAGTGCCGCTGCCATGTCTTGCTGCGTAAGGGTAAACGTTCCGTTCTTGTAGTACTCCCGTTCCTCCAAGGTATCCTCGAACATCAGGGCACTGGCCGTCAGAAGCAGCAATTCCTCTCTCTTGAGCTTTCGCTCTTTAATCTCCAAACCTAAAACATTCATTTTTTTCTTCCTCCTTTTTTTAGCCTCAACGGTTTTGCCGTATCGGCGGTTTTTAATAACTTTACACAATTTATACTAAGGTGTAACAATGTGATAACATTGATTACGGGTGCAAAGATAGTAAAACCATTGTAATAACACAATAGAAGTATTGTTTATTGCGGTTTAATTAACAATTAATAACAATAAAACCATTGTATTATGACAGGAGAAGAATTAAAACAAAAGATTAAAGCCACTGGCGTTTCAATCACTGAAATAGCCAAAAGGCTAAATATTTCTCAACAAAGTCTTAGTCAAGCGTTAAAAGCTGCAGATATTAAGACGGGGCTTGTTGAAGATGTATCGCGGGTTCTTGATAAGCCTATAGCGTTTTTCTTTTCTAAGGAAGCTTCCGACACGCCTTCCGTTTCTTCCGTCTCCTCGGATAAAGAAAGTTTAACACTTTCGGACAATACCGGCCCGGTGCTCATGCAGAACGGTCCTGGCAGCCACAACAACCATCAGAAGGTCATCGGCGCGGACGGCACGTGCTCCGGACGCGAAATGGCAATGCAAGCCACCATCGAGCTGCAGAAGAAGATGATAGAAGACCGCGACAACGAAATAGCGTTCCTCAGAGATATGCTGAGGAAGGGGAAGTAAGGGGCATGTCTTATTTATATAGCAAAAAAGTTACCTTTTTGTTTGGTTATATATAACTTTTTTGCTACCTTTGCATTGTCAATAAGACAAACGAGTTCTTTGATGAAATGAAAAAATCAGAATTAGAAAAAAGATTGAGAAGGGCGGGATGCTTTCTTCTCAAAAGCGGAAGTCGTCACGACATGTGGAAGAACCCAAAGACTGGTAAAATAGACTGGGTCCCGAGACATTCTGGAGAAATGCCAGTAGGCACTGTCAACAGTATTCTCAAAAACTTGTCAGCGTGAAATTAAGGGAACAGTTTGACGACTGTTCCCTTTAATCCACTTCTTTTTCTGGTTTTTGATTTGTTTCGAAGAACTCTTTTCGGTGATTTTAACATTTTATAGATATGAGAAAGATTGCAGTAATAGTGGAAAAGGCAAGCGACGGATATTATTGGTGCCGTACTGCCGAGGAAATAAACGGAAATACCATGCTTACGGGATGCGGAAAGACCGTGGCAGAAGCAAAGGCAGACTTGCTCTACTGTTACGGCGAAGCAAAGGCGGATGCCGCAGAGAACGGCGAAGAGTTTGAGGCAGTGGAGTTCACTTACACGTTCGATCTCGCCTCATTCTTCAACTACTTCTCTTTCCTTAACGTCACCGACGTAGCCAGACGTGCCGGAATAAACCCTTCGCTTATGCGCCAATACACAAGCGGTCTGAAGAACGCAGGAGAAAAGACGTATAACCGCCTTGCCGTGTGCATAAACGATATTACAAAAGAATTGACCGCTGCCAATTTCTAATTCGCAGCATTTTCATTATCAAAGAACAGAACTCAGAGTCTCTCGTGCGTGAAGTATAGGAGGCTTTTTTAATTACATTTGAATATCAAAAGATATGAAGAAGATTGTCGGTGTTATTGAAAAAGGGACAGACGGAGGATATTCCATTTATGCAGACGGAGGACTGCCATTGTTCTCCCACGGCATGACGGAAACTGAAGCCCGCGATTCCTTCGAGTCTCTCGTCCCGGAGCAGGCGGAATATATGAAAGAATGTACAGGAGAATATCCTGATTGGTACGACGAGGACGTAGCCTTTGAATATAAATATGATATGTCGGCGTTCTTCCAGGCATTTCCGTTTATCAACGCTACGGAATTAGCAAAAAATCTGGACATAAATCCGTCATTGATGCGAAAATACAAGAGTGGCATAGCCAAAGCAGGACCCGCTCAGAAAGACATGATACAACGAAAGTTTGATAATATAGTGGAGCGTCTGAGGGTCGTGAGATTCTGAACGCTGCGTTTTTTAATGAACAACAAAATCCCCGGAGCGAATGAAACTCCGGGGTGCTTTAATGTCTGCAAACAATAAGGAGGAGAATTTATGTGCATCATTAGTGATTTCATCCATTTTATCAAGAACGGCGCTTCTGTATTACGCCGTGCCTCATCCGGAAACTACGAAGAGAGTTCTCCCGAGATTGAAGCCTTGAAGCGTGAGATGTTCTCAACTCAGTCCGACCGCTGCACTGATATGGAAAACCTTAGAAAAGACTATCACAATGTAGTCCGTGACGTACGTACTTCATTTAACGACATAGTATTAAACAATGGCTAAGCAATCGTTCTCAATAAAGGATACCCAGATTTCAAATGGTGATACTTTGGGGAATCAGATGGAACAGACAGTGTCTGTAGATGATAATATACTGCCAGCCCCGCATGATTTGGCTGAGTACAAGAATATAGATCCGAGGATTGTTGATTTCCTTATTAAGTCATCGGAGCGAGAGCAGATCCATCGGCACAGGCAAGATGAAAAGAAATTGAAAATACTTAATTATAACGAACATAAGACTGGGCGCATAAACTGGTGGGGAATGTTTTTCGCATTCCTGTCCATTCTTGTAACAATGGGACTTGCTGCTTACGCTCTTTACCTTGACCGAGCTTGGTTTGCCGGGATATTCGGTCTGGTTGGCGTGGTAAGCATAGCGTCTGTCTTTATCAACAATAAGAAAGTATAAGCTCTTGCTGGTAAAATGCAAGATGCTATATTGTTTTGATTTTGTTTCATGATGCATGAAATTAAATATAAGAGAACTATTTTGGAGCCCTCGGTGCGTGACGCATCGGGGTCTTTTTAAACTACATTTAAATTCAAAAAGACATGAAAACCAACGCACTTTCCGTAGCCAATTATTTTATAGAGTTGGCGGCAAAAGAAAACCATCCCCTGCATCTGCTCGGCCTGATGAAGCGTGTGTATATAGCCCACGGTTTCGCCTTGGCACTGCTGGAACACGGACTGCTCGATCCGAGATTTGACCGTGTGGAAGCGTGGAAATACGGCCCCGTCATCCCATCCGTCTATCACTCGTTCAAGCAATACAGGAAGGAGGCGATAACGGATCCTACAGTAACGGTATACCAGTCCCCGTCCGGGGAACTGGAGTTTGATACGCCAAAACTTACTGACGAGAAGGAAAGGATGATAGTGGAAATGGTCTGGAAACGGTATTATGACCATACAGACAGCCAGCTCGTCACGCTCACACATCGTGAGGGAACTCCGTGGGCTGCCTGCTACAAGGAAGGGGAGAACAACGAAATCCCCGACGGCCTGACCGGACTCTTCTATTCAAAGCTGGTAAAAATCGTGATCGATGGAAAGGAAGGGTAATAACGATATCTTTAAAAGGTATCTTCAGCTGCTGTCTGAAAAAGAACCTGAAGGATAACCGTAAACCACTTTCATGTAAGCGACGACGTAATTCTCGCTTTGTTGGGCACTACAGCTATCGAAGTAATCGGAATCTTTGCGTTTGTAGCGAAATATCTGTTCGGCAACAGACAGTAAGGGAAAGACATAGAAATGGTCACTGTTTAAAATGTTTAGCAACAGCCGTCCGACCATACGGCAAACGATGCCTCGGAGCTTCAGCTTCGGGGCATTTCTTTTACGGAAGAAAGCAAATAAAAAGACGGGAGAGTACCTATCATGGAGCTCTCCCGTCTTCTTGCTTACTTCTTGTCTATCTTCTTCATTTCCTTGAAATCCTTTTTCAGGGCCTTCTTCACTTCCTGAAGCCTTTTCTCCTGCGGCAGTTCCTCCGGACCGCATCCTGCATTGTCCTGGATTATCTTGCGAACTTCACGTCCGACACAGAAGTGAGTGTCTTCCAGCATCGCCTGACCCTGCACGTTCCTCGACTTGATTCTTTCCTCGGTCTGTGTTATGCGGAACAGGTTCGCGGCCAGCTCGGTTCTTCCCATCGTGTCGAAGAGCTTTGTCTTGTCAACACCGCGGCGACGGGCCAGCTGGACGTTAAGCATGTTGTACATGCCGCGGTAGCCGGCGTTCTGGAATTTGGCGTAGTCTTCCACTCCCGCCTGTTTCGCCACGGAACTCAACGACTTGTTTCCTTCCGTTATCTCGTCACGGATAAGAAGACGGTTGATGTTGGCGTTGTCCTCCACGTAAAGTTCGAACTTGCGTGCCTGGGTGGCAAAGTATGCCTGCACGGTGGCCACCTCCGGCTTCTTTGGGTCGCCGTTCATTGCGATAAGGTAGCAGGCGAACCGCGTCAGCTTATAATCGACGGTTTCCTGACCGTCGATGACCCTTGTTACCCGGATGATGTTGTCCATGTAGTCGATATTCAGCGAGATGAACGCCTTGGTGGCCCTGTCCATCACTTTCTTGAACGAGCCAAGATTGTCATAGCCGAGCATCAGCATGAACTCCGAAGCCCACCAGTATGTGATGCCGTTCTGGTTCTTGAAGTCTTCAAAGGATAAATCCTGTGTTATATCTACGTTTTCCATATAATGATTTTGTCTGCTGCAAAGTTACTCCTTTTTACGGAAGAAAGCAAACAAAAAGACGGGAGAACACCATGTCAGGTATTCTCCCGTCTTCTTTGTTATGACTTTTCCTTGAAAGCCTTTGCTACGGTACGGTCAAGGATCCTCGCGTAGGCTGTCTGGGTGGTCCTTATGTCGGCATGGCCGAGGACGCGTGCCACTATCTCTATGGGAAAGCCGTCGTTGAGCAGCAGCATTCCGCATGTACGGCGTCCCCAGTGTGACGCGATGGGACGGTCGATGCCGCAGTGGTCCGCCATCACCTTCAGGCGCATGTTGTATTGCTGGTTGCTGAACTTCGGGAGCCGTCCGCCGTATTTCCTGAGGATAGCCTCAGCGCGTGGCGTCAGTACGATGGTGTACTGCACGTCCGTCTTGTGACGCACGCCGGTCAGCACCTGCATGCCGTCAAGAAGCTCCGCCTTGGTGAAGTCGCACTCCATCAGGTCGGCGTAGGCAAGCCCGGTGTAACACTGCATCAGGAAAAGGTCACGCGCCTTGTCGAGCGTCTCGGTGGGCAGTTCCGCCTTCTCTATCCTCTCCACCTCGGCGGCGGAGAGGAAGCGTCCCCATTCGCTCTTTCCGCGGTCCACCTTCATCGTGGCGTAAGGATCCGCGGACAGCAGACCGCGCCTCAGCGCTTCATGCACGTAAGTCTTCATTATCTTATGGTAGCTGCCGACGGTGGTCTGACGCAGCCCCAAGGTCTTGAGATAGTTGTCAAAGCGCGTGATGTTGGCGAAGGTAAGCTCGTCAAACCTGACGATCACGTTCCACCGTTCCAGCACCCTCACCAGCTTGAAATGGGCGGTACGCGTGCTCTCGGCTATGTCGCGGCGTGCCGCCACGAAATTCTCCAGCCACTCGATGAACGTCTGCTTCTTCTCCTCCTCGGCGTTATACCATCGGGTAAAGGCGTCGAAGTCGAACTCACGGCGCTGCTCCACAAGGTCGGTGATATATCCGTCCACCTTCGCCTTCATGCTGTCAAGACGTCTGTTGTAATCGACAGCCTCAACACATTTCACCACGTGGCACTTCTCCGTCCACTGGTCGCTGTAGACCTTGATGCCGGTGGTCATCCACTTCCTGCGTCCGCGATAGAGCACCTCTATCTGCACAAGACCTTTCTTCTCTCTCGTTGCGGTTTTCTTCCTGTCAAAAACAAACCGCGTACTGGCTACATTTGCCATTCTTCCTCCTTTTTTAAATAATTAAAACGGTATCATGCGGCGGTATCACAAGGGATGCAATTCGGTGCAAATCGGTGCATAACAAAGCATAAAAAGCGCCCTTTTAAAGCCTTTTTATGAACCCGAATCGTTATGCAAATACAGATAAAAGCGATGTAACTAACTGATTGTCAACTAAAAAAGACACCCTTTTGGGTGTCTTATATCGTGATTCCGTTGGGGTTCGAACCCAAGACCCACAGCTTAGAAGGCTGTTGCTCTAATCCAACTGAGCTACGGAACCAAAAGCGAATGCAAAGGTACATAATTTTTTTGATTTGGCAAATTTTTTATTAAAATACTTTAGTTTTT